TCCGGTTTCTAGCAAAAGATTGCAGACATCAGATGAACCGCCATCGCCGAATAAATCATGCAAAAGATTTATATCGATTAAATCATATAGTGAATTTTGCGATAGTTCATTTGCCATAATTATTGCGCCATATCTACATTAACGCCTGATGCGCCGCTTGATCCAGTTAGAGTCGCGCGGATATAAAATCCCTGACCAATTTTGTCCAATTTTAATGATATATTAGAAGTGAACACCGCCGGATTGCCGCCATATTTTAATGTTATCCACGTAATTAAATCGGGGGAGGTTTGAATCGTAACTGATCCGCCGCCATAATCTGCGCCCCATATAGATATTTGCTTGGAACCGCCGTCGCCCGGCTGCGGTATTCCATCGGTATCAACGCTTACATTGTTTAATAATCTTGCCATAACACCCTCTTATTATTGTTATTATTGGGTAAAATTTTTATTAATAAGGAACAGTTTGCCAACCGCCGCCAGTAATAAAATCGTAATTCTGCACATCTGTCACGGTTAAAAGCGCATTGATAGCCGCTCTATGCACATCGGCATTGATATCGGTTAAATAATGCAATTCCACGATTCTATCGATAATATCTTCCAAATCTCCAAGCGTGCCTATTGGTATTTGCACATAATCTTTATCATTCACATAATAACCAACCGGCAAACCAACTCTTGTGTAGCTTAAATCTTCATTAACCAATTTTGATGAAAAGATACTATCTGAAAAATACTCCTCAGTATTTACAATCACATGCCCAACTTTTATTCCTGATGCATATTCTAGCATTTGCCCAATTCTTGTCGTTTTAGCCTGAGATAAAGTGATCAGACTATTCAGATAACTTGCATAGGCGGCAATATAAACCGCTTCATTTGCTATATATCCATCCCCATCGGTCCAAGGGATAGTAAGATTATATCCTGTGACACCATCTGAAATATTGTGAATCACAGTTTGTTCGTAATATTGCGTTATCATTCCGGCAGGCAAAGCATAGGCTGGTTCAACTGTCAAAAAAAATGACAATGGAAAAGAAGTATTATTAATATAAATAGTATCATTTGGTGTATGTTTAAATTTACCCATTTTTAACCTCTTATAATTTCATCATTACGTTAAAATAAACGGTCTCTTGTATAACACTAATAGGATCGCTTTCACCTACTTTTGAGGTATTTCGAAGAACATAAAGAGCCGAAGATCCTGCCACATCTCCATGTGAACCAAAATCACCAAAAGTTTGATCATATTCATGGTGATGTTCTGCCAATTGCTTCTCGGTTAAATTCACCGACCTATTTCCCTCGCGCGCTCCGGGAAGCCTATGACCTTGCGCTGCACCAAAAGCATGTGCGGTAATATATGGTAAATTAATTCGTTTATGCGCCAACCAATCTGCATCAGCAGATGCGCCTATTGGGGCAGTATCTATTGGACAAATAGTATTTCCACTAGGAAATGTAGTGTTATTCCAAATCATTTTAAATAATTGTTCACAATCATCATTAGCTCTTATTGTTGCACCAGAACTTGCGTCGCCAATTGTAGTCGTTGTGTTTGGCGGATAATTAACATAAAAAATCCAACCTGGAGGCGGAGTAGAATTTATAGTAAATTTAATTTCACCGGTTAAAAACCCATGAGATTGTGTTTTACTTTGCAACTCAAATTTATTGCTTGACGAGTTATAAACCAATTCGGTAACTTGACCTGAAATAATATCACCTTCCTGTGTCGCGCTTGAACCATCAATTTCTACAATTGGTCTAACTCCTAAACCACATACATTAACCGTAGATGAGGCGGTGCAAGTATTTGTAGGACGGAATTTAACTCGCAATCCATTAACATAAGCAAAAGGAGCTAATTTACTGCCGATAACGGATAAAACATAAGTATTTGGTATTCCACTATCAGTATAAAAATCACCAGAACCAGAATACATTGTTATTGCTTTAGCGAGTTGTTGTAAATCTAGTTCTGATAATGTTATACCAGCACTAGTGATCAAGTTTTTTTCTTCTGCTGTAATACTATTACACTCATAGGGATAAAATTTATCACCCGTTGACTTATTCGGAATATCACGCATCTTAATTTCCTCTTATTATTTTTATTTTTAAGGAGTTAATTCATATTCATAAACAATATGCACATTTGCCGGTCGCGCTTGATCAAATAAGCACATAATAAATGGCACGGTGTCATCAAAAGTAAAATCAAATGTGCAATTAAAAACATTTTCAGGCGCAGCCATGTGCAAAAATTTTATAATCATCGTAAAACGCTGATTTTTACGATCATCGTACATGTGAAAATCAAACGTATAATCAAAAGAACTGTTATCGCTAGGATGTATGATCTGTATATCAATATCAAACAACTTTGCTAAATCTATCCAGTTTTTTTCGGTAGTTAAATTCATTCTGGCAAATTTGCATAATACTTGAAGGCGTCTTTGCTCAATCGTTAAATATATAGGCAAAGTATCAAAACATTGATCAGGTATTCCTAGCAAACTTTCCCATGCTTCAATCAAATTTACAGTTTTGGTAATATCAAATTCTTCTGATAATTCGTAAATTTTATTTTGCACTCTAAATCCTTCCGTGGAAAAAGCCCTTAACAATTTTCTTAAATTAGAATTGTAAATATTTTTAGCATCAAACGGCTGTCCGCTCGGCAGCATACCAGCAAAAAACTGTGTATTTTCTTCTATCGTATTTGGTGTGAAATCTTTTTTCATATTTAAACATTGCTAAAATCTATATTCCCTAAAACTGGCAATTGATTTGAAGTAACTATAATATCTACAACCGGATTTATTAACGTAAAACTAGTCACTTGCACGCCAGTTGAAGGATCGACCGTTTGAAAAATAGCGGATTCATATGCGTATTTTGGCAAATTTACGCCAACGCTTGGAATTTCAGCAAACATATTTTGTAAACTCGCTTCAATCGCTAATTGCATAGAATTATTATTGGGATTTAATTGTGAAAAACTAAAATCTACAACATACGGCACTGGAGCCGCAACAATAATATCTCCCTCCGCGACATGCGCGGGTTTAATTGTTTTGACCAATTCATAAACTTGGGCTACTTGATCGCCATTTGGTATGATTGCCGTAGGATTTTCAGCAGAAAATTGTTTATCGCACACAAAATAAATCGTAACTTGCCCAACTTCTGGCGTTGTATCTTGTACAAAAACCCTTGTTACGAAACCGATGGTTTCGCATAATGTTACTAGTTCAGCGTCATTAAAATAAGAAATTGGGTGCTGATAGGCGTATAAAATCCTTGCGCGATATTGATCATCAGTTTCTAAATCTGTCCCACCTTTTATACCGCCATATTGAACATAAGCAGACGAATTAACTCCAGCTATAGGAGTAGTAAAAAATAATTCATTACCACTTTCCAAATTGGTATTGGAACCATAATCCAGAGATTTAATTGGCAAAGATGCAACAGTCACCAATGCGTTAATTGTAGCCAAGGTAGTGGCTGGCGTAACTGGATTACCAGTTACTAAATAGGTAAAAGTAGTGATTCCAGTTACGGTTATCGTGGCTGTAATGTTATATTCTGTCTGCTCACAATTTGCGATTGCGACGATAGTTCCGGTTGCTAATTCGTGCTCGCTTGAAGTGGTAACAGTTGCCACGCTCCCGCTTCTAATAATACTTGCTACAATCAATGTTTGCGAACTTATAGCTACAGTCCCGGTTACTTGATAAGAAATTCCGACGGTAGATTGCAATAGAGACGTATTTAATATGACAGTACCAGCAATACCAGAGGCAGTAATATATCCAGAGGCTGTCGTGGCTTGATTGCGCGCTAATCCTTTATAATTTCCCCAACGATCTAAATAACTTCCATCAGCTGTATCTGGAAACATTTCGTTTTGCAATGCCTTTATAGCTACATAAAGATCGTAAACTCTTCCAGCATCTGCGGTAGCCAAAGCGCAAATATAACTATCTCTTAGAAAAGGTTCTAATTCAGGCAATAAATTTTGTATATCGGTTTTTATCCGATCGGCAACTTCATTGCGATTTACAGGATAATTAATAGGCACGAAACCACCATTTTATTGTTATTATTATCAGGCAGTTGTTATATTTATCAAATTCGTTTGTTCCCAAATTTTGAAGCCAACAGAGTCGACTAAATTTTGAGAACGATACAATTTTATAATTAAAAAAATTCCATCTTCGATAAAACTTGAATCAGCATCTATTTTATCAATATAGCCGTCATTTATCATCCATTGCAAGGCATTTATTGCATAGGTTTTTATTAAGGCCAAAGTGTCGGGCGTTCTTTTAGATTGATATAACAACCAAATTTTAGAACCTATTTCATAATTGGCAAAATCACCGACTAAATTACCCCACCAGCCACGTCTTAGCTCAGCGGTTGGAACTTCGCTTGCTAATGCGCGCGCCTCGCACAATATTGACATGATTATAGCAGTTTCAAAACCGCCGGTCATTTTAAAATCGCCGTTTTCAATGCTAAAATCCAAATAACCATTATCGCTATTTAATAAAATGTCTTTCATAGGATTAAAATATTATTTCCAAACAAAATTACTAAAATATTCAATATCTTCAACGCAATCAGCTTCTACAACATCTAAATTACTTTTTTCTAATACTGTAGCATGCTCTTCATAATCAGGAAGAAGTTTTACTTCGGTAATTATTTGCAATGTTTCTTCATATAATTCAATTAGTTTTGGCATTAATTGATTTTTAACCCTATCTAATTTTATAGAATATTCATCTGGTCTTGACATAATTTACCTACAAATTATTTTTATGATTATAAACACACGCATCTAAATCAATTTTTTCATTAGCTGTTAGCGCGCTATCGTAAAACACTACATTCACCAAATCATTACCACAATATAGTTTGAATATTTTATTTGGAAATAAAGTTTCTATTTCATCGACTAAAAATATTTGGCTGCCTAGCCCGTCAACACGCAATGGATTGTCTATATTATAGGCATCATTAGCAATTTCTCTTGTGTAGTAATATTTATACATAGATTAATAAAACCCCAATATAATCTATTCCGCCACCAAGCGTATTATGAGTAACTTTAATTCCACCAACGCTGCCAGCCACTAAACTCGTTAATAATGATGTTACTGGTAAATTAAACAATCTATTTGTTAATCCAGTTAAATTATAAACCGTTGCTGTATCAGATGCTGTAAATTGATTATATAATTGTCCAGAGCCAGAATTATACTGCACGTCTATGTCAATATTTCTGTTAGTAGTGGCTGCACCAGCAGAAACAAATCCTTGGACATAACATGCTACTAACGATGTAAAATCATTCGGAACAAAAAAGTTAAAATTAAAATTTCCAGCAGCACCAATGCTTCTGGTGCGATAATTATTAAAATTAACACTTGTTTCTACTGATATAAATACGCTTCTAGCACCTAACGATATATCCCCTGTTGCTGCATTGTAAGCAAGGGGCAGCGTCGCGCTAAAAGCATGAATATGATCTGCACGAGGTATCGTAGAAAGCGCGCCAACGCTTACTGTCCCATTTGGCTTTATATTCGCTGTTGATGTTTCAAAAGACTGATTAAATGCCGTGTTAGTAGCAATATCAGATAAATTCGCCGTAACTCCTGTGTTGTTACCCTTATAAGTATTGGCTCCGGATTGAGCTAATTTTGCATTGGTAACGACATTATTTGCTATGGTTACAGCTCCAGCAGATGTCAACGATATATCGTTAGAAACAGTTTGCGGAGCATAAGCCGTTCCGCCTGCATTGCCAATTAGAATTTGTCCGCTAGCCGGGGATGTATTAGGAACAATAGCAGCTTTAGTTTGCGTATCATTTGTTACATTGCCTAACCCAACAGCAGTTGCATTCAGGGCTTGCCAAGTCTTATCTCCGCGCCAATATTCAAAAGCCGTACCAACCGCAATTGCTGGTTCTTTGCCATTAAATATGCCCCAATCACTAGCGCTTAAATACCCATCATGCGTGGCATCTGATTTTTGTATTGACGCGGTATTTGATCCGAACAATAATGGCAACGTCCAGTTTTCTATTATTGAACCCGGCATATCAACATAAACGCCGCCATTGGTATCATCTACAACGGTTAAGTTATGCGTGCGAACCCAGTTAATTAAATCGCTTGTTTTTAAATTCTTATTGGCATCAATACTTAACAATCTCGCCGGAGTCAATCCGCTAAAATCAACATTAACATTACCTTTTGTAAATAATTTTACATCATTATTTTGTAAAAATTTTATATAACTTTGCGTTATAGGATTGCCAAAAATAACTTCTCCTATCTCTAGCCCTTTCCATCTTTCGCTTTGCATATAAGGCAAACCGATCAAATTATCGCTTTGCGCAGAAACGCCAAACAACAAAACCGTTGTTTGTTCGGGAGGCATCGCGGTGTATCCATAAGGATAATAATTTTCTGCATTAGAAATCTTGCCGTGGAAACTAACTTGAATAACCGAATAAGCGCTTGAATCGTTAGTTGTAGAATCGGTAATATAACCACGCTTAACGATATTCCTTAATTTATTAATGATGGTTTTTATTACTTCTTGCATAACAATATTTATTATTATTTGACCCCATTAAAATCATAACCCTCAACCGCACCACTTTTAGTCTTCTTTTCCTTAATGCCAACTATTAATTCGAGATCAAAAGTTTGTTTATCTACAAGCTCCAATGTAGTTTTAGAGCCTTCATCTAAACTATAATCATAAACCACTGACCTAATAAGAAGCTGGCTAGTAAAATTTAAAATTTCATCAATAACATTTACCAACAAATTTGGTCTCCAAATAATGTTCGGATCATCTATTGGGCTAAAACCATATACAGAACATGTATAAGTCAATGCCCTTGCTCTTCTTATATTGGATTCCCATATAGTTCTTTTATCGGCGTCTGGAGCCGCTTTTATCGCTGAAGATGAATAAGCCTTAAGGTCGCTCCATTTTGTTACCAAAGGCGATGTGGCTGTTTCTTTATGCGGGGTTTCAGCCTGAAAATTATACGTTCTAGATGGTCTTATATCTGTATCATATGCGACAGCCGCAACATTATATGCTTTTTCAGCCTTAATCAATTCATACGGATCGTCACCCAGAGACGACGGATTAACTTGTGAATTGAGAATATATTTATAAAATCTTTTTGTATCATCAAATTTTACAGCCGCATTTAAAATTGTACTTTTTGAATTATAACTAGACGTTAAAACTGTTTTAATTGTATTTTTAGATGAGCGAACAAAAATTATATTTCCGCTTCCATCCGTAGTCATTAATACTTGTCTTTTTTTTGCGTATTTTAATAAAAAAGTATGAACTGTTTCGCATACTTCTGAATTTTCCAATTCGCTACTTTTAAACGGGTCCATCGACACGGTAGTGCTTACATTTATCCCGGTAATGTTCATTTTTGCTAATGTTTGTTTAGTCATTTCGACTAAAGATATTCCACCAGAAAAAGTTATTTTATCTCCAACGCTACTATCAATTACATCACAGGTCTTATCTCTTCCACTAATAAAAATATTGTGGCTTTTGACATCATAATCAGCATCAATTTTTTCCACATAACCATTAATAACTGATTTTCCATTTACATAAATTTTGCATTTATCGCCAATTTTTATCGGTGTGAAAATGTTTTTTATATTAACCGAAGAAAAAGAAAATTCCCCGCTTAAATCTTCCATGCAAACAGAAGTTCTGGCACTTGTAAAACCATCGTACGTTACACCATTTGCCTCTAATGTCATTACGTTATTCATACTGTTACTATTTTAATATTTCCATATATTCTTGTTGGATCATAAATTTTATTTAATGATAAAATTTCATTTTCATTATCAAAATCTTCGTAATATGTATAGAGCAAAATCGTTAATGGAGTTGGATTAATTGTTATTTCAATAACCTTGCTAATATTAACGCTCACTGTATTGAAAAATTTTCTCATTTCATTGCGAAGTGTTTCTAATTGATCGAGCGTATCACTATCTAAATTATTATTTGCTAGTAAATATTGATATTTATTTTCTAAATCTTTCGAAATTTTATCTAATTGCAAATTGTCCAAATATATAATAAGCGCAGCATTGCTATACATGTTCATGAGCAATAATGCGTTCACCGTACAGTTTAAAGATAATCGATCATTATATCGTTCTATAGATTGACCAGTATTTTGATTGATGAAACTATCATTACGACCAAATCCAAAATTTGTAGCATTCATCAAATAGCCATCATAAGGATTGACCGCTAAATTATTAAATGAATAAAGCAAATCGGAAATTGAATTTGCTAAAGATGGTGAGTCTTGAACTAATGAAACGCTATTGGCAGTAACATTTGCGCTATTATTTTTAAAAACACTGAGTGAATTGTCGGCGGTATTAACTGGTGTTGAAAAGTTGTTTAATCCTATATTCAAATTTATTAACTTAGTTGCTGCATCAGGAACATTTTTTTTAAAACGCATCGTAAATTGAGTGGACAAAAAATTTATTAATACCGGACCCAAAGTCGCAATCAAGCCTATTATGTAACTTGATGAACCCTTAGTCGAAGTAGGGAAAATATTTTCAAAATTTTCAAGAAGCGATGCAGTAAAGTTTAATTCTCCCGTTTTTGAAAAATCTTCTGTAAAGGTATAATTTGTGCACGAAACATTTACAGCGCCATCGACGGGATGAATAAAAGTACCAGAATTTTTTGTATCAAAAGCATTTTGTAAAGCATTTTTTAAAATACGATATGTAATTCCATCTGATGCGCTTAATACTCCGCGGATATTATATGTCCGTAAATTTTTTCCCAAATCTTCAACCGATCTGAAATCTTTATTTGGGTATTCGTGAATAACTGTTTTTCTTCCGGCAGACATATCGCTGCCATCAATTAAAAATGGCACGCCTTTGAAGCTTGCGGAAAATAATGTGTTAAATAAGCTAATCATAAATTTACATTTACTCTATATTTTATATTGGCGCGTTATTTGATCCATTGCTTGTTACCGAAGTATTAGCCGCGCCTGTTGTCGTTAGAGCTGATATAGCATTAACAAGCCCCTTCAAGGTAATATCAACACCGACTTTTTGTTGAGTAGTATTTGTTGTCGCCACATCTTTGTTTATTGACGCTTCTCCTTGTTTATTAGGGAAAAATGCCCCAAAAGACATGGCCTCAGGATGCTTAAACATGTTGCCAATTCCTTCAGCTATCCCGCTCCAATCTAGTCCGCCTCCTTTAATCAAATCGGACAATTTTTCAAAAGCTTCCGTCAAGGCATATACCGCTATCGCCGCAAATACTAAAGGATTAGCTAAAATCACTAATGCCAAACCACGCAAAGCAAGAAAAGCAATTTTAATGCCAACTATGCCCCGCTCAATATACCAGCACGCATAACCTATCAAGCCAAGAACGCCTAAAAAAATAACACTATTGCTTATTAATTTAACCATTTCTGGATTTGTATTTAAAAATTTTTTAAAAATGGGTTCAAATTCAGCGACGATATCAAGCGCGCCTTTTAAACCCTCTTTTATGCCGTAAACCTCAGCCAATGAATCGCCTAAATCTTTTGCAAAAACCCTTAGCATGTTGTGAGCCCTTTTCATCGATCCTTCAATAGTTGCCGCTTGCCGCTCCATAGCGCCGGCATATCTTTTTTCAAGTTCCGCATAACCCTCGAGTATAAGTGCAAAACTAATTTTTCCCTTTTTAGCCGCTTTATCAAACGCTTGTTCAGAATATCCATGCAATTTAGCAAGCTTATATAGTTCAGTCTTAAGTGGTATTCCGGCTCTTTCCATCTGAGTTAGTATCGTATATTGCCGCTGCCCAGCCTTCATTTTAAGCAATTGCTCTGTTAACAATTCAAGTTTTTGACCTGAACCAGCGGAAATATTTCCTAACATATCTAAATATTTATTTATTTCTTTGATAGGTACTCTTGCGGCAGATAAGGCTTTTGCAGCTCCAGATACTTCTTCAAATGCAAATGGTTCTTTTAAAGAAAATTTAGTTATGCTTTCCATGATCTGTTTAGCTTCGACTAAAGAGCCAGTTGTCGCGCGCAATTGATTTTCCATAATTTCAAAATCATCAGCATTTTTTAAAGCATAAATGCCAACGCCACCAAGCACAGCGGAAATTTTTAACATTGCACGGCTAAAATCTTTAATATGACTGCTTCCTTTGGCGAGTCGTTTTTGAAGGGTTTCCATTGAACTGGTGATTTTTTTGATCTGCGGACTAACAGCATCTACGCCTAGAAATTTTATTAATACATTATAGAGAGACATTTAATCACCTTTTTGTTTGTCGCTCCAATTCTGCCTGCTGTTTTTTATTTATTTTTTCCGCATATTCTTGAAGCTTTAAAATTTCTGGAATGGGCATGTTTTGAAATTCTTTATAAGTAACAGCGCCTTTGTAATAAACCATTAAATTGGCGACCAACTCGCCAATTTCATCGTCGGCTACCTCATAACTGAAGGTAACAAAAAACTTGCTATATACTCCCCAAGTAATTTTTCTTGATCGTCAAATCCAAATTGCTCAAACCAAAGCTCAATAAGCTCAACCTTTCCATCTATCAAGCATGAGCCTGAAGTTAGAAGACATTTCAAATCATCCATGAAATCATTAATATCAACATTTGACATCAGTAGCGCGGTAATAATCGCTGATCCATCAAGTTTTTCTGAATCCGATTTGCTTTCAGCCGCAGAAGAAGAATTGTTTTTTTGCATGTCTGCCAAATTGCCTTTTAACGCCTGCATAAATTTTTGCTGCAATTTATAAGCGTATTTTTTCTGCTTTGGCGACGGAGCTTTTACAAAAAGCTTTTTGGTTTTAACGGCATTACCCTGCCCGTCAGAATAAATAATTTCATCTTGTAAAAGAAAATCAAATTCTTTTTTTAACTTCATTTTGAACCTCTATTAAACAGCTTGAGCAGTTTTAAATTCTAATTCGAGCACACCTTCTGGGCTGGCTTGAATCGTGTATTGGTTAACTAGAGATGCGCTTGGAAATGTGCGAGTAATATCTTCGCTTGGATGCGTGGCACTAATAACATTATTGCTGCCGTTTATTTTCCAACTACGCGCAAGATTGATATTTGGTGGAGTGCTAAATATTTTAAATTTAACATCGGCTATTTTTGTTTCAGCGTTATCAGAATAAACAAGCTGCACAGTTCCACCGCCGCCAGATTGTGTGCGAACATTTTGTTCGCCCAATCCTTCGGTAAATTCTAGGCTACCTGGGACTATAAACACGACTTGATTATTTATAACTAGTGTAGGTGTTGACCAATTGTTGACTACGACTGCCATTTTAATACCTCTTATTATTATTTTTATTAGGTAAAATAATGTGGGATTTTAAAGGAAATATCCCATATTTAATTTATTTTATTTTTATGAATTAGTTGAAAAACCAACTTGCATTTGCACAAATATTTTGCGCAATTGAGTTACAATTGGCACAATCATTGTGACAGTTGCCGAACCGACTTCTAAATCTAATGTAACGGTCTTATTTGCCTTGAAATAAGACAAGAATTCAATACCAGTAGTTTGATCTATGCCGGTTTGCGTTAATACATATTGGTTAGCCAAATCTTCATACAATTCATCAAAAAATGCGCTAATAATTTTTGGATTAACCATGTTTCTTTGCGGCACTACATCGCCAGCAGTTAAGCGGCATTGCGCAAATCTAGAGCGCGAGTTGTTATAAAAATATTCGCGCACATTGGATGCGGTATCTACGTATTCCAAATATTTAAAAGTGACATCTGAATTGCTGGCGGCGTCCCGTTTATAAGTGCTAATAGTTGTTCCGGCGATAATATGCGTTGCATCTGGATTATTAGCCAAAACGGTAATTCCCGCGGTATTTAATTGTGTAATTTCATCTTTGCTAAATCCGTATTGCGGGTCAATCAACGGAAGATTATAAAAAGGCGTATTAAAATAAGGCAGACTTGCGATACTCATTCCTCCAGTATTATCCAGTAACCCAGTAGTAGTTAAAACATAACGCGAAATATTGGCGCCTTCGGTTAATCTTAAGCTTCTAATAGCCGCAAATTCGGAAGCCCTTACATAATCTAATTCCAAAATGCTTGCGCCTTTGTAATAAGTATCAACTATTTTTTTATCGCCAATATAAACCAAAGTTTTATAATTAAGGCTATTGCCAAGCGTTTGAAGATTGGCAAAAGTATCTGTCGCGCCGATAATTCCTTCGCCATCCAAAAGATCGTTATCAACATTAAATCTTGATTCTAAAAAGCTAGACAAAATTGAACTAGTATAAGTTTGTGGCCATACTATAGTTTGATATCTTTCATCTGTTATAACGCTGAAAACATTAGTTATAGTTGGATTAATAGCACCACCAGACATTACATTAACGGCTACCGTCACGCCGGTAACGCTTCCTTTAACGCGTAAGCTTATAAAATTTCCTTCTAGGCCTTTATTTTTGGCAGTTAAAGCTACTGAGCCGGTAGTGTTAATTGCGGTCACTGGCGACATTGTATCGGCGTTAATTGCCGCGGCTAGAGCAGCGCCAATAGCCGATAATGTTTCGCCATTCGTTACTGAAATTGTATATTCATTATTGATTGAAGACCCGACGTCGATAGTATACGTACCGTTTGCAGTTGGCGCGCCGGTAAAAACGATTGAACCAGAAGCAGCAATTGAGCCATCAGTTCCACCGCTCATGGGAATTTCATTATGCGATATACCCGTTGCAGATCCTGTGACGGTTACAACTATAGAATTTCCTGCGCTACCCGGAACTTTCGCTGTCAAAGCAATATCACCCAAAGTATTAACCGCTGAAACCGCGCAAGTTACATCAGCGTTAATTAGCGCGGCCAAAGCTGTGCCAATATCATCGGCAGTATCTCCAAGGCCAACAGTAACCGTATATTGATGTGAAATGTCTACCACTTGAATAGTAAAAGAACCACCAGCGCTAGCCGTTCCGTTAAATTGAACCGACCCAGTTGCTGCTACTGCCGCTGGGCTGGCATCGGCTAACGGTATAACATCAACTTGTGAATTTTTATTAATTGATTTGAAAGCCCTAATGCCCAAATCTAACATGGAAGCAGCACCAAATAATGCCGTCTGACCGTTTGCATTATCTATATCCGTATACAATTGCCCGGAAGTTGCAGTTCCGGCAGCGGTCATTTGACCTACAAATAAAACTTTTTGAGCATGGTTGATAGTTTTTTGATAAGATGGAACGATATTAATCGTTACTTCAGGCAAGCTAATTGTCATATTTAATCCCTCTTTATTATTTTTATTATTGGGAATTTTATTATGTTAATGGGATATTATCTAAATCCACATTGGTATTAATTACAATACCAGAAGTTGGATCAAAATAGCTACCCATTTGTAATCTTAAATCTCTAAATGCCACGCTATCGTCTGTGTCTACAGTATCATCATAAGTTAAGTCATATTGATTTTCAAACGTAAACTCATGAATGTAATAGGCATAATCATAGCTATAAATTCCGTGATTTCCGAAAGCAATTTGGTAATTTGTCGTATCAGTAAAACTGCTTGGCAAATATAATCTTAAAATACTTTTAAAAAGCGCTACCGCAACATCTTCCATTTGATCGCGCTGCTCAACTCCCGACAATGATTCAGAAGTTGGGGCAAATACAAAAACACTAAATGGTTCGATAATTTTAGATCTAAAATCCTGACCAGGAGCAATTGTTTTAGTGCTGTCATTAAAAGTATATCTATCTTTGCTGGCTATGCTTGATCCCTTAACAACAAAGGCCCAAAAACTTCCCAAGGGTTGTTTTGTATAGCTTTCAATGGCCCTTTCAATACTTATAGCTCCAGAAATTCTAAAATTCTTTTTGCATGTTATATTGCCTAAAGCCGGACTTTCAATTTGTGCCGTCGTTGTAAATGAAAAATTTGTATCATCTATTACGGTAATAATATGCCATCCATTATAGCCAGATTTTATATTTTGTATTAATTTTGGGCTTCCTGTTGCCGGCGTCGCTGGGCTTCCTAAAACTTCATAATAAAATGTTCTACGATTATCCTCTTTTATAAATCTATGAACGCCATTATATTCCGTTTGATCTGCTCCGCTTATTTGTACTTGTGTTTGATAACCAGTTGTTAAATCATGATTGCTCGCTGTTATTCCTTTTGCTACATTTCCAATTCTAGTCAAAGAACTAATCGATATCGAAGTCAAAGCCCCGCTAATATAAACACGATCCCCGTCAATTAAATTATGCGCTAACCCCGTAGTTGCGGTAATAGTATCTCCAGACCGAATTAGCGAAGTAATGCTTATATTATCGCTAAAAAAATCCGTATAGCGCGGAAAAACTGCTAATAATTGATAAACTATGTCTGCTATTTTCATTTTTATTATTGTTATTATTTAATAGCAATCAAATATATTTTTTAAATTCGTCTAAAAAAATTTGTTCTATTTTGCCTTTTCTATTTTCATACGCTTTACTTATATATGGCCGAGGTAACATTTTTTTAGATCCCTGGCCAGTACGCGCAATTAAATTTTCATATTCTAAAAACTCTCCATATTTGACGCCATTTCTCGATTCGTCAACTCCAAAATCCATTTCTCCACCGCTTCCATTAACAGTAAAATTAATTGAATCACGTAATTTACCAGTCATAACAGCAGGCGCCTCTCCCGGAGCCGATGCAATATGTTTAATCGCGGATTTTAATTTTTTACCACCAGCCCCGACATGTTTCAAATATGTTCTTCCGTGTTTTGGTTTTTTATTAATCAAACTTTTTGCTTCTTGAACTAAATCTTTTCCGATACGAAAAAACCCCATTTTCACAGCCTTAATTGCCATGCCTGGCATTTTTTGCAACTGCAACATAACCCTTCTATTTTGAGCATCTTCTTCAAATTTTATATTAAACATAATTATGCCAAGCTAACCTGTTTATCTTTATCGCCAGTTAATGTCGTTCGCAATAAGTAAAATTTATTTTCTAATCCGTAATTTTCTACGTGATAAATTCTGTATCTATTGCCTTTATATTCAAGCCAGTTTTGAAATGTTATATTCTTAATATAGTATATATAAAAATCATGGGTAATTACGCGCTCTGTATTTACATCATCAAATACCGTGATGCCTTCTACAGTATCTATAAATGCCCATACATTTCTTTTTGGCGTAAAAACTTCTCGATATTTATAATCATTGCCTGCTGGCGAAATTAATTCCCTTAAAAAAATTGTTATCCCACTGTTAAGCGATCCTATTTCTATTTTTTCAAGCCTTTTTTTCTTGGTTAAATATCGCGGCATATATCACCATGCGCTGCTAAAGTTTCATATAGTTACATTGGTAGCAAAATCCCTAATCCTATATTGATTATAAATTGCCATGCTTGCGTTAGGTACTGATGCCAAACTAGAGTTATCTATGCTTCCTCCCGAAGCTTCAGAGCCGGCATTATCGCTATCTCCGCGGTTAGCATATAAAAAAGCACAGTGATTTAATAAAGCCATTTTAAGTGGGCTAGGTACATCGGTTTTTAAATCGCCATATCCAAGTTTAAATTCGATTATAACCGCCTGCTTTCTTTGCTGTATTTGACCAATACTTGGAAACATTTGTCCCGGCAAAGGAATAATTTGTGAATATCCGTCCGGCTCATCAGTTATATAGTACATAGTATTTAACTGTGGCAATAAATCTTGTAGCACGCCGTTTTGGTCGTAATATTTAAACAAAGTTAATTTTTGAAATCTATTTCTTTGAATTTCAATACACGGTTCATCCAAAAAGTTATTGCGATATGTTCGCCATGTTTGTGTAATAAGCCGTCGATTCATATAGTTTTCTGCATATTTAACCGCGGTACCAATCAAAATATTTAGGTATGACTCTTGTCCATCATCGACCTCGTCTATTCTTAAATGCGATTTAAGATCAGCGATATCAATTGGAGTTATTTCTGGTGGAGCAATTTGATTATATGACCAGTTGACTAATGCCAAAACTGTAGGATTTGGGTTTATAAAATCAGACATGGCTTATGTTCTCTACCACCGAAATATAATCAATATAAAGAATATCTCTTACATTAGGGTTTTTAATATTTACTTCTTGAATGCTTGTCGAGCTAAATGTAATTTTTAAAGCCCAAAAATAATTTTGCGCCGGTATATTCATATCTAACGAAGTTAAAGTAACTGTACAGTTACCAATCAACGGCGTATCAATTGTTATTCCGTCTGTTAAATTTTTTAAAACAACCGCATCTTCATCAAGATCGATTTTATTCTTTTTTAATACAAATTGAATATTCGTAGCTGAAGACAAATTTGTTAAAACAACCCCGTTGGCGTCTTTAACTATAAATTGTAAATCTGCTTTATTGCCGCGCTTTATTTGCATTACTGAACCTAAAAAGTTATTTTTTGCAATTCTGCGATTAAAGGCACTACGTAATAGAATGTATCTATTTCGATAAGACCACATGTCACAATTCCTAGGCTACTCATTGCTGTACCTCCTTAAAAGTAGTCATTTTTCCGTTGGTTTGCGTCGCTGTTACTAAAAATGTCGCTATCACATCGCTAGTTGTGCCCACGCTTGCTGGGTTGGAATAAATCCGCACCCGACAAGAAGTTAGGCTATTGTTTGAATAAACACACTGGTCTATATATCGATTATTATCGCTGCCCAAAATATCTATTTCATTCACTAGATGACCGAACGTATCAGGAATGTCATGCGAAGTAGCAACAGTGTCCCAAACAGAAGCGCCGACGAAGGTTGCGGTTAATGCACCCAAATCATTAATACGCACTTGCACATCATTCGTGCCTGTAAATTGTAATTTATCAGTTTGCGACTTCACGCCGGGTATCGTATCAGTGTTTGCTTTAATAGATTGTGCCGTAGTTTCAAGGGCTTTTGTGGGTATTGTGTCCGTATTGGCTTTAATTAAAACCGACGTGGCTTCTTTGGCTACCGTGGCATCTAATGCTACAACAGAAGCAAGCGCGGAAAGTGTTGCTTCCTTAGCCACCGTCGTGTCCTTTGCGACTGTAGCATCTTTCGCAACAGTGGCGTCCTTTGCCACAGTGGCATCCTTTGCAACGGTAGAATCAAGCGCCATCGCGCTTGTCACCGGTGTTAAATCCGTGTAGTAATCGCTTATAGTTTCTGAAGGTATTAATTTCTGATTCTTAGCGCCAAAAGTATTCGGTGTATTATGATCAGCAAGTAACATATCCCAAACTAAATTAGCTATCGTTGGAATATCATTTTTTGAAAGTGGCAAATCTATATTGTAATCAATTTCTATCGTGTCTAATTTGCAATCCTGTTTTCCATCACTAAGAGCAATACAATTAACACGTAAAGTATAATTTGGATATAAGTAAAATGATCCTATATTCGCGGCAACTTCTGCTGCCGTATTATAATCAGAATAACCGGCTATATCCCAAGAAGAACCGTTCCATGATCGCCAATTTATGCCATCTCTAGATAATTGATATCCCCAAGAACCTTGATTGCCAACACCCAAAGTTTCGATAAAATTTACATATTGTTTTATATTATCTATATAACCAAGTGTTTTATAGCATCTAGGTTTATCTGTATAATATACAAAATTTTCCCTACCAGTTCCGGTATTGTACAAATAAGTTATTTCATCTTGTGTTAAAACACGATTATAAATATTTAATTCATCAATTATTCCTGCAAAAAGACCCATTGTAGGATCATTATTTATTGCGCCAATATTGCAAGCGGCTGAAGATAGCGCACTTGCATTCAAAGTATCAGAATTGATGGTTAAGGCTTGGTCGACACTTTGTAAATAAATTTTAACTCCTGCCGCTGTCGAACTTCCATCGTAAGTTAAAACCAAATGATACCAATTACCAGTGCTTACACTATTTACTGTATTTACATAAATCTGGATATTCGTGTCATAATTATTGATTAAATAAAATTCTATTTTACCTAATGATATTGAGATGTCCCAACCTTCATAAGGAGATAAATGATTTTTCCTAGAAATTATATTTCTTAACGTACCAGTCACAGAACTTGGATTAATCCAAGCTTGTACCGAAAAAGGTTGCGTCCTTTCAAAATTAGCAATATTACCGCAATCAACGTATTGTGTAGTTCCATCCAATTGCAAAGCACCATTAAGCTTTCCAGCCACCCAAGATGGTGAACCTACTGTAGTTCCATTTCTTGAATTCCCAGAACTATCCGCAACGTTAGTCCCGCTTCCATCATTTAAATGCCAGCGCGCGTAAACATTCGTTAAATCTTCTTTTAACGAAAGTATGCCAGCAGATATATCCATTTTAACTGGATCGTAAGTATAATCTGCTGGCGTTGTAAAATTGTCGATAAAACTAGACATACAAATTCACGCTATAATTTTTATAGTTTTATATTTACTATGTCGTACTAAAAGTCACGCCATTGTTATAAACAATTAGCCAACGGGTCGCTGAACTGTAACCCACGGTCAATTCGAAACCGCCAGTTGTGAACGTCGCCGTGTTGTTAGTGCCGTCAAAAGTGACACCAGCCGGAGTTTTCACAGTAACTGCGCCAGACGATATGCTTGCAAGCCACATGTCGCATAAAGCACCCGGTTCCGGAGCCGCTAACGTCAATGCTAATCCAGTTCCACCAACTATTGCCGTTCTACCGGAAATAGCAACAGCGCTTGCAGTTACGCTAATCGAATATGGATTAACAGAATTTAACACATTCAAAAAACGGGTTGCCGTAATTAAAGTGCCACCAACATCCATGGTTCCATAGAAAAATAATTGATTATCTTTGCCAACTGGAAAAGCGGGGTCGGTATTAGTAGAATCAGCAGGTTGTTTGAAGCCATTTAAGACTTCACACTTTGCTGGCGGTATAGGTAAAACAGCCATAATTTACTCCTCGTATTTAATTTTAATTATTTTGTTTTCATAAACATGCCTTTTTTCTGACATGGCAAGTTTATTTTGTCTTAGAAAATTTGCCGTTGTTGAATCTAATTCATAGTAACGATTTTTTTCTAAACTCACGCCATTTGGCAGTTGATAGGACGAAAGCATTAATACTCTCGTCCTATCATTACCACCAACTTCATCTCTTACTAAACTTGTCATTATTATTATTTATCTTTCGGAGTAGAAGGCATGTGCGGATGGCTAAGAACAGCAAGAGCGGTAATAATGCCGCTGGTTGTTTTATCTGTGCTAGTCTCAACCAATCTAACATATCTTTGCTTGTTTAAAACACCGATACGCGCGACTTTATTACTATCCAAAGCTACGCCGCTAAGCGTCGCGTCAGCGATAGCAGTAGTTGCGTAACCGGCATTAGCGTTAGTAAAAGCCGGATTAGGCCCCGGAGGGGAACCTGGATCAGTAATAGCCGTAGTACCGATTAAAAAAGGATCGACAACGGTATTAACGTTAACGGTAAAACCGGCGTCATCAGCCACCTGAATTGAAGGAGTAAAAACGATAGTTGCGTCAAGCGTACCAGCGATTATGAAAAATTCAGTACTATCATAACCCTGCGTATCAATAGCAACACCATTAGTCGTGGTGTTGGTAGAAATAGTGCTGGTAGGAATTGCAACAAAGCTTTTCACCATGTTGTGTAAATCTCTTTGAGCCATTTTATTAACCTCTTATTATTATTTTTATTAAGATTTATTTAACTTTATATTTTTAAAATTAAGACACGGAAACTTTTAGTTTGTTAAAGGCTTCTGGCAAAATTACTTTTGCGCCTAATCTACGAATGAATGTATATTTAATAAAGCCTGGGACAGTCATTTCATCGCGTACCATGTACATAAGCATACGATCCACGATCATATAACCCTTTTTAAAGTCTCCCATTAAAACTGGATAGTTTCCAGCGCCAACATCTGGCATATCAGGAGCAATAATATAGCTGGCTCCCAAAATAGTATTTGGAATACCTTTTTCAATATTGCCTTGTGCCCAAATGTATTGACCAATACCATCTTTCAATTGCAAAATTTTGATCCAAGTACGACGATTGAACATATAAGTGCGATCGTACATTTGGTTGCCATAAGATTGGTATTTGATTGCGCCGTACATGGTTAGCAAACTATCGGCGGTCAATTCAGCTGCTTTACCGGTCGGCGTATAACCAATTTGTGAATTGGTCATCAAACCTTCGACCTGAAGAGTGTCATCACCAGTTACAAAGCCTTGTCCTTCCAAGCGCGCAAACTCTTCGTTCACGTCGTTAGAAACCTCGGCCTGCATGTCAAAAGGGGAATCCATCAATTCTTCAATAGTCAAGGGCACAGTTACCTGTAATCTTTTCATGTGAATTGAGGGGCGGGTATATTGCGAGCTACCATTAGCGATGCTAGTAGCGCCTTCATATCCCCACTGACCGGTGACGAGTACGTTACGTACTGGCACATCCAACTCGTTGGAATAAGTAGTTCTGCTTGAAGCATATTGCCTAACCGGTGAAACTTCGGTTAAACGACGGATCAAAGTCGGCATAAATTCTGGCGGTACCAAAAACCCACCAAAATCGTTAACATCAGTACGCAAATATTTATGCTCTAATTCGCGAACATTTTTGGTGCTGTGGAATAAAGAAGCATCTTTCTTATCAAAAGTGCGGACGATTGGAGCCTGAATTTTGCAATCATGACCATGATAATATTTCATTGCAATGGGATCATTGGCGAGTAAAGACCTGCCATCACGAGCGCAGAAATATCTATCATAAGCATCAACCATTTCCGGGTTGTAAATTTCAACACCATCTTTGGTTTGAATTGCAGTATTGCCTTTAGATGCGTTTCTCTCCAAGGCATCAACAATTTTCTTTTGTTCTTCTGCTTCTTTAACCTGTTGCGCCAATTTACCGGACAACTCTTGGTTTTTTTGTTCATAGGAAGACAAATCTTTTTCCATTTTGTCAATTTTAGTTTGCAATTCGCCTTGGGTTCTGCTTTTATCTTCGACCATAGAACGAATTTCAGCTACGCATTTAACTATTCCTTCGGTAGGATTAGTCGGCGTAACAATTCTTACTTCTTCTGTCATTTTGACCTCTTTTGTTATTATTATTGTTATTAAAAGATTATTATTTGATGACAAATGGTCATCGCTAGGTCAGCAGTGGCACTGCTTGATTGGATACGGGGAGGCCCGTTAATTCTTGATACGGCAAAAGCCGTTAATTTGATACTGCTTTACGCAGTTTTGCTAATTCTTCTACAATTTTATCGTTATTCAACCCCTCTTTGCAAGCTAATAAAAGATTCTTCAATTCATTTTCGACGTTTGAATCATTTTTTTCATTAACTTTCTCTTGATCAACGGCAATTTCTTCTTTCTTTTCTTCTATCTTTTCTTCTATCTTTTCATTAACTTTAGCAAAGTGATTGTTTTCGTCATCAAAAAATCTTTCTGAAATAAATTTTGATGCTGATTTTGAAATGCTGCCTTGATCATGAAGCAATCTTCTTAAAAGATAAGCTTTTTCATCGTTTGGCAAATGACTTTTATTACAAATTGCTTGAATATCTTGTAAAGTTACCATTTCTAAAGTTCCAACTTCTTCATTTTCAATATTTTTTAGCTTGTTTTTTACGTCTGTCATTCTTGCCAATGGGTTCATTGGGTTGGCAACAACGCTAATTTCCTTTACATCAACTTCCTTGAGCCTTCTATTGATATATCCGTCTTCCGAAGGTTCAAATTCTGCGTCATTGACCATATAACCAATTGACATTTCACACAGAACTTTTTGTTTAGCAAGCGCATAAACATCTCTGCCGCGCGTAACGTCAAGATTGATTTTACCTTCGCCAAAATACAAGCCCTTTTCGTCTTCATAAGTTTTTCTTGGATCAAATCCGCCAATGATATCCATATGGCTATGCTGGAAATACATTGGAATATTTTTCCCTTCTCGCGCATATTTTTCCAAGCACTTAACAAAAGCTCCACGTTCAACAATATCACCACCTAGATCAATATTGCCAAAAGTTGACGCATATCCTTTTATAATCCCAAAGTTGCCATCATTTCCTTTACTTTCTTCGAAAGAATCGCTTTTGAAAGAAAAGCTTTTATATTCAATCTCAACAATGTTGGATTTTTCAGTAGCCGCTACAAATTCAATTGGCTTATAATCATGCTCTGATAACCATTTTTTAGCTTCTGCCGCAGTAAATTTGGTTTTATCAAAATGAATTGCCTGTACTTCGGTATTATCATTTTTGAGCACACCATAAATTACATGTATGCCCGTTCCAAATTCGTCATTTTTTCGCCTAATTTTTTCATATTTCGACGGTTCGTTGATCCGAGCGGAATGTTCTATCGAGCTGGGCATATAAAATCCTCTTGTTGTTATTATGTTAAGGATGTTTAAGTTATTTAAACACAACCAATTGATTAATGTAAATGTTTTTAAAATTACTATATTAAAAATCTATGCTTCTTCGTAAGTAATGTCCGAACTGCACCGACAATTTAAAATATTATCATCAGATGCGCCTAGGCTATCGTCCATTGGCTCCATAAGCTCTTCATTATTTACAATGAAAGGTTCATCTGCATCTACAACCTGCCCATCAGCTTCTGCGTGCCATTCCCTAGTATGATCATCTAAAACAGCAGTCCACATTTTTTTAGCGCCGGATGCTAAAACTGAAAAGGCTATAATACCAGCTTCTTCCCACCCTCTTTCTTCGCCTTCTTCTATCTCCCATTCTTCATCGTCCGTATCTCTATCTTCGCTTTCGATTTTAAATTTAGCATCTAAATCAAGCAATGTATTATGTTCAATTTTTTTACCTTTTTCTGCCGCTGTATTTGTTTCGGTGATTGCAATAGTGGTTTCTCTTCCATGAAATTTCGCTCTTAGTCTATCGGCAGCTAATCCTGCTATAACTATATGACTGATTTCTAATTCTTGCTTTGTTGCATCAGCAAAAGCCATCCTAAGCGATTTATCAATATTATCCCTTGTTGTTTCGGTCATATCATGACTAATCGAATGCGCCCTTTGAATAGCATAATGCTTTATATTAGCGTCTAATTTTTTTTGAATTTCTGAATTGTTTATAGGAAGACCGAGCTGATCTCTTGATGCATGTGAAAATTTTCCCGCAACTTTAATATGATGCTCTATAAGATAGTTTTCTAATTTTTCCTGGTATTCTATGGGATTAATTGCGATTCCATGAAGTTTATATTGTCTTTCAAAGTCTTTTATAATCTTATCAAAATAGCTTGCCATCCGGCTTTTAAGCGTTTTTTCATATTTTAACTTTAACGCTAAACCTATCGCTGCGCGTTTAAGTCTATCTTTTCTTTCTTTGCTTTGTTTCCTAGTTAGGGCCATAAATTGTCAACGCCATGTCGTTAATTTCATCTTCTGAATATTTTGGCTTATTGTTTCTATATTTTTGCTTACGAAGAAATCCGATATATTTTTCACGAATCTTTTTTTTATCTTCGATGCTCAATAGATCATATTCATCATAGTCTTCCATGGATTTTTTATATAATGATTTTTTTCCATCATCGCTTAAATCAGGTTCTAAATCGATATCGTTTTCAAGATCACTTTGCCCTTGACCGACATAAGTGTCGACTCCATCATCCGCCGGTTTATGTGGCATTTCGTTATCTCTTGACGGTTCTGGCTTATCTAATTCTTCGCCAGTATGAAATTTATCATCCGTATCAACAGCAATAGGCGTATCGCCAAATTTTCCATATAAATTTTGACCGCCTTCCAATTCTGTATAAGCAAACAATTTTCTAAGTTCATTCGGTGTAAATATTCCAATATCCTTTTTGATTTTTGCCTGCTCATTACGATCCGATTCCATAGCCGGAACGTCATGCTCGTTAAATGTTATAATCAAATCATTGTCTTTATTATCATAACGCGGCATCAAAAAGTTGGTTAATTCTTCGTCTATTCGTCTACGCAAAGGCAATACGGACTGCTTGTAATATAAGATTTTAGCGCCTTCCAAATTTGAATATGTCATCGATTCTTCGCTGACCAATGGCAAAGGAATTTTTAAAGCCTTGTAAATCGACTTGGTAACTTGTTCGCGCATTTTCACATAATCCATATCGCGACCACCCACCATCAAATCTTGAAACTCCATATCCGTACCATCGATAAGCATATTTCGCCCCGCGTTTGTGGAGCCACTATACATATTTTGCATTTGGGTTTCTAAACGCTTACGCATTTCTGGCATTAATACCGTCTTGGTTTTGAATATACCGCTTAATTTAGACTGCCTTTCCAATACGCTTAAATTATATTTTGCCGCCTCTATATATTGCCGCATTTCATAATAAATAGCGTTAAGCGGTGACAAACCATAAGCCATATTAGAACTAACTTGCGGATTGAACGTCCTAATATGATAAAGCTCTTTAAATTCATTGGCATAAAATCTAAATCTTGAACGCCCGTAATTTATAACTTCTGTGCGATTGAATGTATCAACTAATCCAAGTAAACGAGCAGTATAATTTTGCGCATAACCATCGATACCAACAATAATCGAGGTTGATTGTGAAGGGTAAACGCGAATTTCTTTGGGTGGATTTTCAATATAACCAGTTCCATTTATATAACTATTACCAGAAATTAAATACCAGCTTGACAGCGAATGCATGAATTCCGTAAAAGTTATGTCTGTATTTGGTGATTGCAATAATTCTAAAACCGGATGTTCGCAAATAAATTCTTTGTGTTTTTTGCTGTAAATTAGAGGGGGAATAGATGCAACATCCATGGCTATCTTATCAACAGCCGTAGCAACTGGCGCGCATTCTAAGTAATAAAGAACAGCCTCTGAACTATAAAGTACTGGCTTATCGCCGGTCGACCATAATGGCAATCCTTGTGTCACGCCCGAATTATTGACTTTTCTTTGCAAAATGTTTGCTAAAAAATCTCTGCTTTTATCTAAAAATCCATATTTAGAAGAATTAGCAACCGGATATGCGCTTTGTGCGTATATTTTATTTTTTAGATTGCTGGAAAATGTGTCGCCCAATTCCGACAGCTTTGGTTTGCCGAATAAACTTTTGAACATACGCCTGTTTTATTTTTATTCTTATTATTGTTATGAAAGGCTTTTTTATTATGATACTAAAAGAAATCGGGCAAAGCCATGTTTTAATTTAAGGGGATTCATTCCGGGCTCGAAATTGAATTTCTATAAGCCCATCCATATTTTGATTAGGCTTATATTGGCCAATTAATTCGGCATATTTAAAATCAAGATTTACATTTTCTTTTTGGTCTATAATGCTAATAACATTATTTTCTTTATTTTTCTTCCAAAATCTTACTAAATTGATACTGGTTGGTGTTGCGTATAATTTGAATTTAACATCATAAATGCCATTTCCTTGGTCGAATAAAGTTATTCTTTCCTCTTTTGAGACTGGAAGAAAAATAATTTCCTTATTAATTTTCAAGGAAGGATTAAAAATTTTAATCATAAATTTTCCTCGTTAATTTTAAATAATACTAATCGTCGGACTGCCGCCAAAATTAGCCCGAATATAATTTATCCCTTGTGAAAAAGCATCCACACGATCGTCGTGTTTACCGTTTGGAAATATAGATAGCTCCTCTACAAAATCATGCAAACCATTTATTTCCTGCATTAAAAATACTTGACCATTTAAAATGGGTGGCGTACAAGAACGCGCCCTAACATCTTTTGACGCACCTCCAGCCACTTTAATCGCTATTATAGGCAACATAGTATCTCCGGTTAATTCTTGTATTGCTGCTTTACCGGAGGCGGCATCTTCGACCAAAATAGCAATAGGATTATGTTCATTGCAAAGTTGGAATATTTTTTGCTTAAGCTCTACATACTCCATTTTTGCCACAAAAATATCGATTACATAAATTCTATTTCCAATAACGCCAAATGTTATACAAACTGAATTATCATTTTCTTTTTTAGTTTCCCAAGCCGTGTCCCATGATTGGATTTTAAAATCAAATTGCAAGCCGTCGGTTTTTGAAAAATATTTCCACCAACTGCGCTTGAAAATATTTCCCTGCAAAGTACTTGGGCGCTGCTGATATTGCCCAGAATAATCGGTGCCTTGATCAAGCTTTATTATTTCCAATTCTGCTGGAGTTATTTTTTGCCATAAAATTTCGCCTTCTTTTGTTCTTGGATCAGTAAAAATTGGCGTAATACAACGCCTTTCTTCTTCAAATTCCATTGGCAAACATAGGTGTGTCCATAAATGACGCTGTGTCGCTAATATATGCCCTGAAGGGTCGTTTTCAACAAGCCGCTGCATAATGACATACATGGGATCGATTAACTTGTTATTTAATCGGCTTCCTAATCCTTTACCCATCCATTCATTCAATTGCGGTACAACGACGTCTGAATATCTGTCTCTAATATCCAAGGGGTCATCTAATCCGACGCAATTACCGCCGCTTCCAGTTGTATCGCCGCCAGTAGTAAAGCTTAATCTCACGCCTCCTTCAGCATTTTCATACCATGTTTTTTGATTTTGATCGCTTTTGAATTGGATCAAATCTCCCCAGTGATATTGAAACCATTCGCCGTTCATTAAATTTCTTGAGCGTACAGCATCGCGCGTAGAGTTGTCGGAAGAATGGGAGCCGGTAAATAATTTAGATTTCCGGTCTCTTATCCAAACCCACACGGGGAAAAGCGACATTCCTAGAAGCGATTTGCCGGTGCGTGGCGGGATATTTATTAGTAGTCTATTGGTTGGTAGGCGGTGCTCATAAAGAGCCTGTAGATGTTCGCAAATGCATTGTATATGCCATCCATCGATATATTCATCCGTTTCAACATATTTCCATGCGCGCTTAGCGAATTCATAAAATGATAAATGGCAAATTCTTCTTGTTATATCGCGACTGTGCCCAGCATTAAAAGCCATTTTGTTGAATTACGCATTGATTTTAATTTTTAACAATCTTATTGTCTTCCGTAATTCCCAAATAAGCCTGCATCTTTTCAAAATCTTTATTTAAAAGATCAATATCTTCATATGAAAGCAAAACATAATTGCTGCTTAGCGTTTTAAAAACGCTTATTTTTTTGCCGTCTTTTAAAACATTTAGCGCCCTTTTAAGAAAAGCCGAAGATTTCCCGTCGTTTACTTCGCGATAAAGCTCGCCGCCGAGCATGTTTTCCCGAAGTTTTTCTGTTTTCCAGAGTTTTATAAGTTTTTTTAGCATGTTTGCTCCGTTTTGCCTTTTAGTTTTATTATAGATTGATTTTAACAATCGCGAAGTAATCGCGTTCAAATTCAGGATTGGCTAAATGCGTTTCTAATGATCCAATTTCGGGTATATGTTCATTATCCTTTTTCAATCCTTCTATATGGCATTGTATGGCTTGCATAGCATTTTCGATCGCCTCCTCTAATGTACTGCCAGCCGAATAACAGCCGGGCAAATCTGGAACGGTTACGCCATAACAAGAGACATGCTTGTCATCGATTGTTTCTGTGCAAATAAAAATTGGATAATAAAGATAATTACATTTATTTGTAACATAAATAGTGCTTTGTTTTACAGCATCCCAAGGAGTTTTAGAATTAATTTCTCTATCGTTTATCATATTTAATTTGAATCCACAGCATTTTTAAGACATACCGGGCAAGGATGAATATAAACTACATTTCCCCAAACAAAGCCTAATGGACTAAAGGAGGATGGATCTTGAATCCATTCTCCATTTGCTCGAGCATCATGAAATTCATGCCCGCATTTTGCGCATTTAACTAGAAAATCAACTTTGATGTTTTCAAAGGCGGTCATAATTTATTAGCTCTCGCTTTATTAATCAAAAGAATAATCCCAAAAAGCTCCATGAACTTTTCTTTT